CGTAAAGCAGCACAAGAGTTCGTTAAGAGAATGGGTAAGGGTAAGGTCACTAAGACTGCACCTGAGGGGGCTACTGTCCGTCCCGGCCCTAAGCCTTCCTCCAGTGTCAACCAGCCACGTAACCCTGAGACTGGTAAGATGCAGAGTTCTAAGCCTTCGCCTGCTATTCGTAGAGGTACTGAGGCTAGAACAGCACCTAAGAAACCTACAGCACCTACTCGTTCTGATAGCAAGCCTACAGCTGTCGGTCGTCCTAGTAGCCCTCAGCGTGGCGTTGCTACCACTAAAAGCCCTGCTCAACCTAAGGCTGGTACTGGTAGAGGTGAAGCACCGATGATGCCGAAGAGTATGGTTAGAGAAAGACCTAACACACGTCCTAACCTTCGTAGTAAGTCTGGTGCAGCTGCAGGTCTTCGAGGTGCAACTATGCCAAGTGCAGACAAAGCGCCTACAGCAGATACGACACCAGCAAAAAAACCTAGCGCCAAGGTGACACCTACCAACAAGTCTGGTGAAATGCCTACCAGTAAGAAGACTTATAGTGGTCGTGGTGATGGTCTCCGTGATATGGCTACTCGTGCTATTGACAGAGCCGAATCAAAGAAGAAAACAGCTAAGAAGCCTACTCCTTCTAAGACTAGCCCAAAGATGAACCCCTTGGATGGCTGGAGTGATTCTCGTCGTAAGGCTCTTCGTTCTGATAAGATCGGTACAGATGCAGGTGACGGTATGAAGTGGGTTGTAGGTTCTAACAGCAACGCTCTTGTTCGCACTATGGACAAGGATAGAATCAAAGAGAACCTGCGCCTACAGAAACTAGTAAAACAGACTAAAGATACCAGTAAGAAACCTGATGTTGGTGGGAGATAACATGTTTAAGATTAAGGGTAACGTAGTAGTAAATCCCCGTGGCGATGTCATGGCTGAGAAGATCCACGGGAAGTGGGAGTCCAAAGAGCAGCACGTCCTAGATTGGATCAAGACTCAAGAGAAACCTATCCCTAAACCTAAACCATTGGAACCTGATACTACTGTCACTACTGCTACAAAGCCTAAATCAAAAGAAACTTTAGTAACTAAAATCAAGAAGAAGGTTACGAAGAAGACATGATCACCAATCCCGGCAAACCAGCAAGACGACAAAGCTTCGGTGTCTCCTGTGAGACTGAAGACCAGACTGAAGTTCTGTATACCTGTCCTGCTAACTGCCGGGCTGAGGTAGAGATGTTATTTGTCGTGAATGCTAACGGTAACACTACTGTCAGTGGTACTTGGTACGATGCTAGTCAAGATACTTCCTTTAACTTGATTGGTGGTAAGAATATGACTGCAGGTGAATATATACTTCTTACTGGGGCAGTCTTAGTTCTTGAGCCGGGGGATGAGATTGATATCACACCTACAGCCAATGCTTCCCCTGACATTGACGCTATGTGTACTGTAATTGAGACCTTCATCCCTGTAGGGTAACCTTAGCTATTGCAAATACATATCTAATATGTTATAACTACTAAAGTAAAAGAAAGGATAGTCTTAGGATGGCTAGGCGAGCACTAACAGAGCAGCAAGAGAAGTTCCTTGAGGTACTCTACGATGAGGCCAAGGGGGACATTCGTACTGCTATGAACCTCGCAGGGTACAGCCCCAAGACCCCTAAGCGTGAAGTAACCAATTCTTTAGCTGAAGAGATAGCAGATTTAACTTATAAATTTATTGCTCATTCTTCTACCAAAGCAGTGTATTCTCTCTATGAGGTTATGTCTGATCCAGTTCAGCTAGGTAACAAAGAGAAGATGGCAGCAGCTAAGGATCTCTTGGATAGAGCAGGTTTCAGTAAAGTAGACAAAGTAGAAGTTAAGTCTAAGGAACCTCTCTTTATCTTGCCAGCTAAGAAAGAAGATGATGTAGAATACTAATCTGGTTGTTCTTGACAGTACTTCACAAGTAAGATATTATTATGGCAGACAAGGTAGCAGATACTAATACTTGGTTCCTCCCTAAGCCTAAGAGAGGACCAGACGGTACAATCAACTGGTACCCCATTGTCAGAGTAGGAAGGCACGTTCCATTTGGTTACGAGCAAGATCCTAACGACCCAGATATTTTAAACCCAATCCCTGAAGAACTTGAGCTACTAGAGAAAGCCAAACTCTACCTGAGAGAGTACAGCCTACGGCAAGTAGCCGCGTGGTTGTCTAGAGAGTCTGGCAGATACATTTCTCATGTTGGTTTACGTAAAAGGGTAGCCTTAGAGAACAATAGAAAACATGGCGCGAACAACGCTCGGACCTATGCCAAACGCTACAAAGAAGCGGTCGAGAAAGCCCAGAAGCTCGAAGGCAGGCTCGGGGGCAGGGCAGCAGCAGACATCCCTCACGACCACATCTTCTACAAACGACACAGATCCACAACAGACAAAGACCTCGACCCGAACTACTTCATCGAGAAACAAGACTCCAGCGACACCGAAACCGGAACCGATTGATGTATCAGCTGCTACCAACGAGATCATCTTTCGACCTAACCCCGGCCCTCAGACAGATTTCCTTGCGTCAACAGAGCAAGAAGTTCTATACGGCGGTGCAGCTGGTGGCGGTAAATCCTATAGTATGGTGGCCGACCCAGTACGTTACTTTAATAATCCTCAATTTCGTGGCCTCTTAGTTAGACGTTCAACAGAAGAACTAAGAGAACTTATTTCAGTATCTAAGCAACTATACCCTCGCGCTATCCCGGGTATTAAGTTTATGGAAAGAGATAAGACTTGGGTTACCCCTAGTGGTGCTACCCTCTGGATGTCTTACCTTGACCGTGATGAAGACGTTATGAGATACCAAGGTCAGGCATTTAGCTGGATTGGTTTTGACGAACTTACACAGTGGGGGTCACCATATGCTTGGAACTACATGCGTTCTCGTCTTCGTACTACTTCAGCTTCTGGTCTACCACTATACATGCGTGCAACGTCGAACCCCGGTGGTCCCGGTCACGGTTGGGTCAAGAAGATGTTCATCGATCCATCCCCGTGGAACACCCCCTTCTGGGCGGTAGACGATCAGGGTGAAACTATTACTTGGCCTAAGGGTCACTCAAGAGAAGGTCAGCCCCTTTTCAAGAGAAGATTTATTCCTGCTACCCTGTTCGATAACCCTTATCTTGCAGGGGATGGCATGTACGAAGCGAACCTTCTGTCTCTGCCTGAACACCAAAGAAGACAGCTACTAGAGGGTGACTGGAGTATCTCTGAGGGTGCAGCCTTCACTGAGTTCAACCCTAAGCTTCACGTCATTGAGCCTTTCGAGATACCAGCTGGTTGGGCTAAGTTCAGGGCTGCAGACTACGGTTACGGTTCGTACACTGGTGTTCTTTGGTTTGCTGTAGCTCCTGATGAACAGTTGATTGTATACAGAGAAATGTATGTCTCTAAGGTTACAGCGACTGACCTAGCCGATAAGATCCTAGATGCTGAGCAAGAGGATAAGATCCGGTATGGTGTTCTCGACTCTTCTCTGTGGCACAAGCGTGGTGATAGTGGCCCTTCCCTAGCTGAACAGATGATCATGAAGGGTTGTCGTTGGAGACCATCAGACAGATCTAAGGGTTCTCGTGTAGCAGGTAAGAACGAAATACACAGAAGACTTCAAGTAGATGAGTTCACAGGGCAACCAAGACTAGTAATCTTTAACACTTGTCGTAATTTGATAGCTCAGCTTCCTACTCTCCCCTTAGATAAAAGTAATCCTGAGGATGTAGACACTAAGGCTGAAGATCACCTCTACGATGCTTTGCGTTACGGTGTTATGACAAGACCTAGAAGCCACCTATTCGACTACGATCCAAACACACAAAGATCAGGTTTTCAAGCAGCTGATTCTAAATTCGGTTACTGATGATACAGCAAGGAACGATAATGTCCACTTTCGATACAAACCTAGATGACAATATGTACATGGACGCAGCGGAATCTTCGTTTGTAGAAGACCGTAGTGACGAGTACAATGATCCTAAAGTAGGTCAAATCGTTCAGCTAGTTCAAGAGAAGTTCAGCAGAGCAGAAGACGGTCGCTACAGTGACGAACAGCGTTGGATTAATGCCTACAGAAACTATCGTGGTCTGTACGGTCCTGACGTTCAGTTTACAGATACTGAGAAGTCCCGTGTTTTTGTTAAGGTAACTAAGACCAAAGTTCTAGCTGCTTACGGTCAGATCGTTGACGTTCTTTTTGGTAACAACCGTTTCCCTATCAGCGTTGATCCTACCACTCTGCCTGAGGGTATTGCTGACTCCGTTTACTTTGAGTCCGATGATAATATCCGTAAGGCTCAGGACGGTGCAGGTATCTCAGCTGAAGATCGTACCCTGCTCCCCGGCGAAACGATGCAGGACTTGCAGGAACGTTTGGGTGGTTTGAGAAAGAAGCTTGAGCCAGTACAGGACATCCTGAAAGAGGGTACAGGTAATAGCCCGTCTTCTGTTACTTTCCATCCTGCTATGATTGCAGCTAAGAAGATGGAAAAGAAGATCCATGACCAGCTAGAAGAGTCTAACGCTAGCAAGCAGCTACGTAACGCAGCATTTGAGTGTGCACTGTTTGGCACGGGCGTTATGAAGGGTCCGTTCGCAGAAGACAAAGAATACCCTAACTGGGATGACGAAGGTAGCTACGACCCAGTTATTAAGACTATTCCTAAGACTGGCCACGTTTCCATCTGGAACTTCTACCCTGATCCTGACGCTGCCAACATGGACGAAGCAGAGTATGTGGTTGAACGCCACAAGATGTCTCGCACACAGATCAGAGCACTGAAGCGCAGACCATTCTTTAGATCTAAATCTATCGATACCGCCATTGAAATGGGTGAATC